GCCAAGCGCCAACGCCTCCTGTGCGGTCAACCAGGTTTCGTCGTTGACCATGCGTCGCAGCTCAGCGTCGTCGATGTCCGGTGCCTTGCTCTTGTAAGCCGCAATGATGGCCTCCAAAGTTTGGTCCAACACGTCCGCCACCCGGCGCAGATCCTCGGCATCGCCTGACGTCCAGGTCCAGGGGTTGTGAATCATCAACATCGAGTTTGAAGCCATGACGACACGGTGCGCACCGCAGGCAGCCACACTGCCAGCACTGGCCGCCAACGCATCGATCCGGGCCGTACACCGCTCACCCAGGCGTTTGAGCGCGTTGTGAATCGCCAGGCCATCAAACAAGTCGCCGCCGTTAGTGTTGAAGGCCGCGACCACCGGGGACACCCCGTCATCGAGCGCCTTCAGGTCCTGAATGAACTGGTTGGCCGTGATGCCCCAGCCACCGATCTCGCCGTAGATGTAAATCTCGATCACAGTCTTTTCGGCCTGGACCTCAGCCTTGATCCGGTACCAATGCTCATCCTCGACCGGTAGCACGGCCGGGGCTTTGTTGTAGATGCGAAACGGCATCAGCGGTTTCATGGTTTCTCCTTCTCGTCGGGATCCTCATCGATGGCCGACAAGGTGCTGTAGTTCAGACCCAGGGCACGGGCACGGGCTGCATCGGCGGCGTTCTCAGCGTCGACGATCTCAGCGTCGGTACCGGAGCGCAGGCACATCTCGCTGCGCGACCCCAACCCCGCGTTGATTTCCATGACTTTCGACTGCACGTCCTGAACCGGATGGATGTAAGCCCAGCCTTGCGGCACCCAGCGGGTACGCAAGTACTCGCGGCGACGCTGAGCGTAATCGTCCACTGCCAGCGCGCCGGCCAATACCGCCATGTCCATCCAAGCAGCACGCACTGGACGGCACAACTGGTGGACGTACACGGCGAACTGCAGTTGCTCTAGGCGTCGGCGAAACTCGTTGAGCACCACACGGATCGCTCGGTCGTTTACTTCGCGCATGTCACCGGTCATCAACTCATAAGGCAGTCCAGCGCCGGCAGCGGCGGCCATCAGTTGCTGCCGCATGAAGTCGGGGTAGTTGTTGCCACCATCAGGCGGCGTGGAAAACTCCACCTCCTCACCCGGTAGCAGCTCCTGCATCGTCCCCGGCTCCAGCGCCACCATCGGCGTAAAACCATCATTGCCAACCTTGATTGGCGCACCCGTAACCGGGTCGAGCATCGGCGGACCGTCCGCAGCAGGTTTGCGAATGAAGCCGGCAAAGAGATTCGCCACCTCCTGCCGGAACAGCACCGCGTCATCGTAGTTGTCGAGGCTGCGCAAGCGCTTGAGCACCGGCGCTAGCCGTGGGACACCACGAAGCTGGCCGGGCTCTAAGGGCTCGAAGATGTGCAACATCTGACTGGCCGGGATCCGCACCAGCATGTTGTAGCCCGCACTGAGCGCGGCCACATCGCTCGGGTGAGAGCGATAACACCAGTACGCTACTCGCTGGCCGAGGTTGTTGAACTCGATACCGGCACGGATGATGTTGCCGGTTTTGGTCACCTCAAACTTGTCGTGCGGGACGAACTCCGGCGCCAGGCATTGCAGCTGCAGCGGCACCGCCAAGCCATCCTCCTGGCGACGCGGTCGCAGGCGAATGAAGCATTCCCCTGATTGCTCGACGGTGCGCGCCACCAAGGTCTGCTGACCATAAAAGTCGGTTAGTTGATCGGCGTCCGATTCATCGACCCAGTCTTCCCACAGCTCCTGCAGCAGTGTGCGCAGGACTTTGTCCTTTAGCCGAGGCTGCGGGGTGATGCCGGTGCCGATCAGGTTGCTGACGCGGCGATCAATGGCGTTAGCCGCGTACGGATCATTGCGAACCGCTGCCCGCGACCGCGAACGCAGATTGCGCAAGGCCGGCATGATCAGGCTGTTTGCCCCCGTGTCCGGCGCATCCCAGCTCGAAGAGCGCCGCCCTTCGGCAGCCCCTTCATAACTGGCCTTGATCCGCTCGGGGACCAACAGGCCCGAACGCGCAAGAGTGAGATAACGGCCACTCACAGGCCTTTACCTCCGTGGTATAGCCGGACCACGCGAGAGCGCGGTCCCGCGGCTTCGGTCAGACTGGTACGGATCACATCACGGGCCTTCAACAGTTCATCGATCGAACGGTACTCAACCGTGCGATCGGTGTAGCGCACGACTTTTTCACCACGCGCAATTGCCCGCTCGACCGCGTCTAGGTGCTTCTGGGTGTAGGCCATATCAGCGTCTCTTCAGATAGCCGCTGCTGGAGCTGCGGCGTTGCATGGGTTGTGGTGCGGGACGGGAAACCGGCGGGGTTACTGGCGTGATGGCCGGCGGGTGATTCTGCGATGCCGGCTGCTGCACACTATCGATTTCAAGTCGCTCCGCTTTCACTGGCTTCGCCTGGTCCGCATCATCAAACAGACTGGCCTGAGCCAGCGCCTGACGCAGTCGATCCCAGTCATGCTCGCCATAACGGTGCAAGCCCAGGTAGTGCGCCATGGCCAGGCCATACACCATCAGATCGAGCGCTTCGTTTCGATCAGCCTTGCCCTTCACCCATTCGATCCGCTTGTACCCTTTTACATAGCGAGCAACCTTGCGTTCAGCGACGCATTGGGGAAAGAAGTCGTCTGGCAAATCCTTGGCGAAGTGCAGTGCACCCGGTCCAGTCTCGAAGGCATAACGGTTATAGATCCAGTCTTTAGCCGTGTCGGTACCGACGATCCAAAGCTCGGCACCATTACGCTCGGTCTGGCCCTTCCAGGTCACATCAACCAGCGATGGACGCTGTGCGATCACCGGCTTGCCGGACTTGCTCGCACCTTTCACTGCAAAAATATTTCGCCAGCGACGGACACGGCAGAACTGATAAACCTCATGGGTGTGGTGACCACCGGAGTCGATAGCCGTGGCAAGGATTGCCAGCCCGACGCCGCAGGGATGCGGATAACGTTCCTTGAGTTTCTCGTCCAACGCCGACCAGGTGCGCTCGTCCGACGGGTCGCCCATGATCACCTGGTGATCGACTACCCAGCGTTCCAAGCCAACACCCCAACCAGTGACCATCATTTCCAGCCGGTTGGCCTGGACGTCGACCGATGCAGTCAGTGCTAGAACCCCGACCGCCAGAGTGCCGAGCACAAAGTCTTCTTGCAGCGCCCGAGCCTGCAGCACATCAGCCTTGGTTTGCTCCTGAGCGCTGTCCCAGACCCTGGCCAAGCGGGTGTTGTAAAACACCTGCATGGGCTCAAGGTCACCACGATCTTGGGCTTTTCTAGCCTTCTCGTATTGCTTGGCCAGCGACGTCCAGTCCTGCCAGCCGAGCGGTGCGTATAACGCATTGAGATGAAATCCCACCGTTTCGCCATCACCTTCGGCGTGGGATCGCCACTCACCCCGGGCGAGCATGTCGCCCTTGTGATGCTCCTCAATCAGCACATCGCAGTCAGGGCCGGCGCACTGGTAGTGCACTGTGCGCAAATCCGGGGAATACAGCAGCCGCTCCCACTCCAGAGTTTGCATATGCCCGCAGGTTGGACACGGCACGTAGTAATAGCGCTGGTCGCTGACCTCGAACAGGTCGGCAATCCGTGACGCGCCCTTGATGGTTGGCGAGCTGGAGAAATAGAACTTGGCATTGCGCCCGAAGGTGCTGCCTCGCGTTTCGGCCAGTTCAATCGGGTCACCCTCTTCGTCCACGTCCACATCCCAACGATCGACTTCATCGCCGTAGACGAAGCGTGCCGACAGTTCCGCCAGGTTGGCCGCTGAACCGGCCGTGGTCGCATACAGCGAACCGCCCTCGAATTCTTTGGTATCCATGGTGTTGCGCGAATCCCGCGAGCGCGGTGAGGCAACACGCTCGCGCAGCACGGGCGTCGCCTTAATGGTTTTGCCAATTCGCGCCGACACCCGCTTGGCCAGGCTCAGGCTGGGCAGCAGGGTCAGGATGTTCGACGGTGACATATGGATCAGGGCGCCGATCCAGTTCAGCGCAATTTGGGTTTTCATCAGCTGCGAAGCGACCATGGTCACCACCCGCTTGCACGGGTGACCAGGTGAAAGGCAGCGCATGGGTTCGCGTGCGTAAGGTGTCCGCGCCGTGCGGTATTGGCCGGGCTCGGCGGCGCCGGTATCACGCGGGATCCGCATGTACTCATCAGCCCATTCATCGACCCACAGTTCAGGATCGGGCTGTAGCCCACGGCAATACGCTTCGCGGTACACCTCGGCACCGTTTGCGTATCCGGTGGGCATAGGCTCAGCTCTGGTTCATGGCTTGTTCAAGATCGGCGGTAATCATCCGGCCCGCATCCTCAAAAACGCGGCGAAAAGCGCCGGTCAGGTGTTTCTCGATTTGCCAAGGGTCGCTCATGGCCGCCAGCTCAGGCGCCAGCTGCGGCGACAACCCAAACATCAAGTCGCGCACCGTTCGCCCAGCGGTATAGGCCGCCTGGGTCACCGCAGTGCGTTCGACCAGATTGCCCTGGACCTTGTGGAATTCGGCCTCGGCCAACTGGGCCAGGTAGTACTCGCGATGTGCCCGTGCCTTCTGAAAGTCGAGGCCCTTGCCAGGCTGCTGCACAGCAGGTGTTTCGGCGGCCGGTATAAGTTGGCTGCGCACGTCTCGTTCAACGCGAACCTCTTCATGGCGGGCCGCAACGGCTGACTTGCTGGGATCCGACGACTCAGCCAACAGTGCTTCGGTGGCCTCAAGATCTACCTTGCCATCCTCGGTCAACACCAGCCGATCTTGCTTGGCCAGCTTGGAAACGTAGGATTTCGCCCAGCCACGGCGTGCCGCAAACTCTGATTTGCTCAATACGGTCATATTGGAATGTCCAGTTCACCCAATGCACCCGGGGTGTTCACCAGTTCACCGCAGTTCACTAAGCTGGTGAACCTGCCGCTAACTAA